AGTCGAGTTGGTGGGTCGAAATGGACGGGATGTATCTCTGACCACTGCATCCACTTACGCCAACATTGATAACCTATCGGCTAACTTTAAGAAACAAATCGAGCAGTATGACCCTGATTCTGCACTTTACAGACAGGAAGTGTTGGCTGAGATATTAGATCCTGAACTAACAGGTATTGTTAAGCGTAAGTGGTTCAAGCTCTGGCCTGCGTTTAATTCTCAGGGCGATGTTATGCCTTTACCTAAGCTAGAGTTTATCTGCATGAGTTTGGACTGTGCTTATACAGACAAGTCACAAAACGATCCTACTGCTTGCTTGGTATTTGGTGTGTTTAAGCCATTAGACGCTCCAATGAGTGTGCTTATATTAGATGCGTGGCAAGATCGCTTACAGTATCCAGACCTCAAGCCAAGGGTTATGGATGAGTTCGAGGTGGTGTATGGTGAAGGCAAAGACAAAAAGCGCATAGAAATGATTTTGGTAGAGGATAAGAGCGCGGGTATCAGTCTTATACAAGACTTACAACGTGCTCAACTTCCTGTCGAAAGCTATAACCCTGGTAAGGCAGATAAGGTTCAGAGGCTTTCAATTGTGGCCAATATCATACGGGCAGGAAGAGTCTGGGTGCCTGAGTCTAGTGTTAACAAGGGATACGTCAGAGACTGGGCAGAAGGCGCCATAAGCCAGATTTGTGCTTTTCCTGATGCAACACATGATGATTACGTTGATGCGCTCACACAGGCTCTTAGGTGGTTGAGGGATGCAGGGTTCTTAAACATAGATCCTCCGCCTAGAGACGACTATGACCCAGAAGATTTAATTGATGCCAATCCAGTTCAAAGGGGTAATCCATATGCTCAATGATCTGATGTATGATCATGAAGGGGCGAAATATTGGGTTAGCGCCAGTACTTTTATTGATATATCGTCATTATTTGAAAATGGAAAACACTGCTTTATGTGGTTCGCCCCACCTTTGGTTGATTAAGTATGTGTAGCAAGGGTACACTCATGTGTAATATTGCGAGGTGCTATGCCCAATCCTAAAGCAAACAAACCCCTGACACTTGAACAAATCAAAGCAGATGCAATTGGCATGGGCATACCTGCCAGAGCATTGCTCGACATGATCTACTCTGGTGGACGCAGTGCTGTTGCAACTACAGCAGGATTGCCTGTTGACATGGCTAACACAGCCATTGGTTTGCATAACATGGCGCGTGACGTCCGTAGGAATAAGTTTGAGGAGTTTGAGCCTGGTACTATTCCAGGAGGCTCTGAGGACATCAAGGGCTTGATCCCTGACTTAGCCAAAGATCCCAACTCTAACCTCAACAAGATGGCTGACTTCGGTGGTAACTTTGCAATTATCCCAGGCGCAGGCACAGCGACGGCTAAGGGCGCCAAGATGCTTGGGAAAGAGATTGCAGATAGGGTTGCTACAGGCCAGAAGTTAATGCCTGGTCCATTTGCTGAGCCACAGATGGCTATGTTCGCTGTCAAGCCCAAGGGTGGTAGTTGGTTGAATCATAGCCCTGAAGGATTTTTAAAAGGACTGAAGTCCGAAAACAGATTGATTAGTCCATCGCTTTTTGAAGGATTTGAGCAGTCGGCAAAAGACCCAACTGATCCATTGCAAGAAAGATCGATTCGTCGTTTGCGTGAGCACAATAATGAGATTGCCGTTAACAAATGGATTGACAAAAATCTAACCAATTACGTTAAAAATGAAATGGGTACTGAGCACGACCCAATACGTAAGTTGGCTGACCAAGGAATAATACACGCTCCAATTGATGATAGCCATATTTCTGGGCCACTTATTTATAACAAAAGAAGAGAAGCAAATTTACCAGAGGAAGGATTTGCTACTACAGAACTTGGTAAGAAATGGGAAACAGCAACTGATAAAAATATTGTAAATATTCCTGTTAAACAATATTTAGATGAAGATAGATATCAAGTAAGAGGTGGTTCTTTGCCTGCTCAATCGTTCAAGACTGAGGAAGAGGCAAATCATTACATGAACCAAGTTAAAAAAGTGTTAGGTGATAAACCGTTTGGTGGTGAAGGTTTAACATTTAATAAAATATTAGAAAAAGATCCTTTTGTTAAAACTGAAATTGGTCCTGTTCATGAAAATCCTTGGTTACTTAAAAAGAATCCAGAAGACATAGTTCATGAAAGTTATGGTTTAAGTAATTTAGGATTTGATCATTTGATCGATGTTCTTAATGAAGATTTGGCAAACGGTCGAATACAACCAGAAGATTTAAAGAACTACAGCATTGATCGAGCAGTTCGTAGAGCGCATGAGTACAACGAGGATATGGCTAAGAAGGCTGAGGAAGCTAAGGCCAAGAAAGTTGAAAACATGGTTGTACACAAAGAGTATCCAAACGGGTACAAGATGGTACAACTGACTAAGCCTGGTGAATTCGCTGCAGAATCTGATGCAATGGGCCACTCTGTGCGTGGATATGAACCACCAAAAGGTCATCCTGACTGGACACCTGAATCTGGTGATAGTGGTTATGATAGTTATGGATTAGGTGGATGGGAAGCAATCAAGAGAGGCGATGCTAAGGTATATTCTTTGATTGACAACAAAGGTAATCCCCATACAACGATTGAAGTTGGAAATGATAAACATCCAATAGGATTTTCTACAAAAGGATATCAATCATTTCCTAATGATTTTGAATATGGTGGAATTGATAAAAAACTACCAGAAGATCAGCATCAAGCCGTTTACAACAGAGCAAAACAAATATTTGATAATCTTAAATATGAAACTCCAATGTCTGTAATGGAGTCATTTAATCAAGCGGCTAATGAAATTGTAGGAAAACCACCGTTAAACATTTCTCAAATCAAAGGTAAAGGAAATGGCAAGGTTGTTGATAAGTACCGTCCATATATAAAAGACTTCTTGAATTCAGGTAATTGGGGTGAAGTCAATGATTTGCATAATGTTGGACTGCAAGAGTTAGGTGGACCAATTGATGGTGGCGCTGAACTGATACCTCACGCCGAAAAGTTTGGTCTAAAGCTACCACGATTCATCACTAACAAAGAAAGCTCAGATCTTTATGGACACCATTTAGATACTGTAGATAATCCTAATCCCTCAATACCTGAATCGCTTAAAAAGTATCAAGGTCAACCTGAAGGTCAACCTACAAGTACACCTGAAGGTATACCTACAACTCCACCTGAAGGTCTAGTTAAAGGTGGACAAGTTAAGAGCAAGGTTCATGTATCTGATGACCCAGACATGATGCGACACGAGATCGAAATGAAAGATGGCGCTAGGAAGTTTGCAGGCGGTGGGATTGTGGACAAGATGATTGGCAAAGGAGTATCAAAACTATTCTCTGCTGTGGATAAGACCGCGGCTGAGTTGCCAAGGAGTAAGGGTACGGGCAAAGAGTTCATCATTGAGCTTAGCAAGAAGCCCGGCGTAAAGAAGGCTGAACTGGCAGACAGAAACTTGCACGAGATCAACGATTTGCCTAAGATGACTAAGGATGAGTTCCAAGCTGAACTTGCTAAACGTCCTGTGCCAAAAGTATATAAAAAAATATTGAGTAATGACGCAGAACCTTTACAGATTATTAAACACAATCCTGATAGCATACTAGACGACAAACACTGGGTTGTCGATAGCAATGGTGAACCAGTCACAGCCCATCCATTCCCATCGAGAGAGGATGCTGAATCTCATATTGAAAATCATGAGATAGATGAGAATCAGACACACCATGAGGGTTTTAAGCTTCCTGGTGGTAATAATTATCAGGAGCATTTGTACAAGCATGAGCCAGAAGGACAACCACCTTTTGTGGCAAATGAACATCATTTCGGTGCTGAGCCTAATGTATTAGCAAGTGCTCGAACAGTTGACCGAAGAACACCTGATGGCAAGAAAATCTTACATGTTGAGGAGATTCAATCTGATTGGCATCAGGATGGACGTAAGTATGGTTATAAGGACTCAAATCCAGAAGCAAAAATAGAGCAATTAAAAGAACTAAAACAAACATTTGATGATCTTAACAAGCGCAGAAGAATTTTGCATGAGCAAGCTTTAAGAGAGCCAGAGGCAGGACTAAAATTTGAAAGTTTGATGGAAGAAGCAAATGGAATAACGCCTAAATTGCTTGAATTAAATAGTCAGATGTATGATCTTGATCATTTGACAAGACAAAATATAAATGCAGTACCAGACGCTCCATTCAAAAATAATTGGGAGCACATGGTCAGCAAGGACTTAGTCAAACACGCTATTGACAATGGGTATGACGGCATAGCATTGACCCCCGGGAAAGAGCAGGCAGATAGATATAGCTTGGCTAAGCAAATAAACAAGCTTATTTATGTTGACACTGCTTCTAGAACTGGTAAGTTTGGTGAGCATTTACATGGAGAGCCAACAGCGGGGAAGCTACAAGCTTTTGATCATCGTGGAAATAAAGTAATTGATGAAGATATTAATCCACATGAATTACCTGATTACATTGGGAAGGAAGCCGCTAGTAAACTGCTTGAATCCAAGCCTTTTGATGTAAGTGAAAATAGTGGATTTGATGGCAATCGTTGGAGAGAGTTAGCAAATCAAGATTTGAATATTGGTGGCGAGGGCATGAAAGCCGCATACGACAAGCGCATCCCCAACACCTTCAACGACATTGGCAAGCCATACGGCGCTGAGATGAAGCTTAATGAGTTACCAGTATTAAATAGTGGTAAACATTACGCAAACAGAACAATCGAGGGTGATAGTTTTAATGTCATGGATGGTAATGACAACATAATTTCAAGCCATCCAACGCAACAAGAAGCAAACATAAAAGCTAGAGAACTAAACTCTACTCCTCTTCATTACATGGAATTCACACCAGAGATGAAACAAAACGTAGCCACAGAAAGTTTACCTGCCTATGCAGATGGTGGACAAGTAAAACACCCAGGCTTCATAAACCCATCTTTAAAGCTTGCTAACGGGTCTGTCACACTCAATCCTTTAGAGTTTATGCCAAACTATCAAAGGGGCGGTAAAGTCCACGTAACAGACGATTTGGACATGATGAGGCATGAGGTTCATATGGCAGGCGGTGGATCATTAACTAATAATGTCCTCAAGAAAGTTGGTCAATTTATAACCAAGGCCGAGAAAGTACCTGCTGTTCCTTTGAGCATACCAAGATCTACTCCAAAAACTTTAGAAGATATTGACAAAATTGCTACGCGAGTTGCCAAGCAGATGATTGGTGAGCACGTTAGGCCTGAGAACTCGACTAAGACGGTTAATCTTGCAGGAAGATCAATGAGGGAGAGCGAAAGGCTTAAGGGCCTTCCGTATCAGATACAACCAACTGGAACCGCTCAAAAGGCAGACGCATATACACCACAAATTGGCGATGTGAATGTAGCTATTCCTGGAGACCAAACTATTTCTGATTCAATCTTGCGTCATGCAGGAGATATAGAAGACATCAACTCTATACAGGAAGGTGGTTCAAAATATGGACTCGGCAAAATGTCGCTTGAGCATCCATTATTTTGGGCCTCTGGTGAAGATCCCGCTCAAATGGCGCAAGATAAGATTACAAGATTAGCGGGTTATTACGAACCAAGCCGTGTCATTGGTCAGCATTTGGGTATGGGTCCAGTAGCTAACAACTTTGCTATGCATTTAGCAGATGCAAACCTTCGTGCTACTGATTTGTCAAAGATGAAACCAGAGCAGATGTATAGCTTTGATAACATCATTGCTAATGGCTATGTTAAGAAAAATGCTAAGACTGGTGAGTATGAGCACATTAATTTTCCGCATTGGCCTGGTATAGCTGATCCAGAAAGCGCATACAAAGCTATGCAAGAAGATCCAGAGTTACGTAAATGGTACAACAGTAGGATGAAAACTCCTGACATTACCAGTGCTCATGGATTGCCAAATGGATTGGATATTCAATGGGCCATTACAGAGCCTGCACTGCGTAACATGGAGGTTAATTTAACTGGATTTTCTGCGGGTAAGATGGTTCCGGGCGCTGAATTAACAGACACGGCTAATCACAATACTTATAACAAAGGCATTCAAGGATTGGCATTGCAGCCACAGACCCCTCCTGCGCCATTTGAAATTACATTTCCAGATGCTACTCAACACGTTAGATCGACTAAGAATCCTACTGACTTTACTGGAACCATACAAAAAGTATTTCCTCACCAATTGGTTGATGACCAATATTTAAATGAAGTCGGACAATACAACGACTTAATTAAAAAATATACAGGTCAGAAAAAGGGTGGTAGGGTTAAAGCTAAAAAGGCAAATAAAAAAGCCAATGTTCAAATAACTGACAACATAGAAATAATGCGTCACGAATTAAGTACAAGAGGATAAACATGGCAACACAAATGCCCATTGAACAAGACTATGGCCGTAACATTGACGGCATGGAAATGACTGAGAACGAAGACGGCTCGGTTGAATTTGATATGCCTCCAGAGGATATGGAACTTGAGGAACTGGCTGATGGTTCTGTTATTGTTCATGACCCAGACTTTAAAGGACCATCGGAGGACAAGAAGTTCTACGAAAACTTGGCCGAGGTATTTGATGTTAAAGGATTGGCGCTTGAGTATGCAGACCTTATTGAAAAAGATAAGGAAGCGCGAAAACTAAGAGACAAACAATATGAAGATGGTATTAGGCGTACTGGCATGGGTAATGATTCACCAGGCGGTGCGACGTTCTTTGGAGCTTCCAAGGTAGTTCATCCTGTGATGGCTGAGTCTTGCGTAGACTTTGCGGCCAGAGCCATTAAAGAAATGTTTCCACCTGATGGGCCAGTGAAGACAAAAATATTAGGTGATGTTGATAAAGCCAAAACCGAACGTGCGGAGCGTAAGGTAGAGTTTATGAATTGGCAGATCACTGAGCAGATTGAGGAGTTCCGCGACGAACAAGAGCAGTTATTGACCCAACTTCCTCTTGGTGGTTCACAATACTTCAAGATGTGGTATGACGACGATAAAAAACGCCCTTGCGTAGAGTTCTTGCCAATTGATAGAGTTATTGTACCGTTCGCTGCGTCCAACTTCTACACTGCTCAACGGGCTACAGAAGTACACGAAATTACAGAGTGGGAAGTTAAAAAGCGCATCAAGTCTGGTATGTATCGTGATGTTAATTTAATACGTGCCACAATGGAGCCAGAGCTTACTGGGCCACAAAAAGCCAACAACAAGATTGAAGGCAAGCGCTATGAGGACAACGAAGATGGAGTTAGACGTTTTTATCATTCATATGTATGGTTAGAGTTTGAAGACGATAAATATACAGATGGGGATATGGCACCTTACATATTAATGATTGACGCATTAGACCACGAGGTTGTTGGTTTATACAGAAACTGGGAGGACGGCGATGAAACAAAAACCAAGCTTGACTGGGTGGTGGAATTTAAGTTCATTCCGTGGAGAGGAGCCTATGCAGTTGGCCTCCCTCATCTCATCGGTGGCCTTAGCGCCGCTCTTACTGGTGCTTTACGCGCTTTACTTGATACTGCACATATCAACAACTCTGCTACTATGCTTAAGCTTAAGGGTGCTAAGGTTAGTGGTCAATCTCAACAGGTCGAGGTTACGCAAGTTGCGGAGATTGAAGCAGGGCCAGGTATCAACGATATCAGGCAAATTGCTATGCCTATGCCTTTTAATCCTCCTAGCCCTGTTTTGTTTGAGTTGCTTGGATGGTTAGATAACGCGGCTAAGGGAGTTATAACCACTGCTGAGGAGAAGATAGCTGACGTCACAGCGCAAGCGCCTGTAGGTACCACACAAGCCCTTATTGAGCAAGGATCTGCCGTATTTTCAGCCATCCACGCTAGGTTGCATCAATCTCAAGCTAGGGTCCTAAAAATTCTTGGCAGACTTAACCGTTGGTATTTAGATGACCAAAGGAAAGGCGAGATTGTCAAAGATTTGGAAATATCCAAAGAAGACTTTGAGCGCAACACAGATATAGTGCCGGTTTCAGACCCACATATTTTCTCTGAAACGCAAAGGATGGCGCAATCTCAGGCTGTTATGGCGCTGATGGACAAATACCCTGCACAGTTCAATCAAAAGGTTGTGATTGAGCGTTTTATGAAACAGATGAAAGTACCAGGACTCAATGAGTTAATGGTTGAAGAGGCCGAGCCTAAGAAACAAAACCCCGCGGATGAGAATGTGGCCATGTCACTGGGTCAAGCGGCTAACGCATACCCTGAGCAAGACCACTTGGCTCACATTCAAACGCACTTTGATTTTATGCAAAACCCATTATTAGGTGCCAATCCTATTATTGCTAATGGGTTGGTCATACCTATGATTGACCATTTAAAGCAACACATGACTATGTGGTATTTACAGCAGATGAATGGTTATGCAAATAAGGACGACAAGAAACAATCTATTCAATACCAAGATCCTAAATTTACGGCGCAGATTGACAAGATTTTTGCTTTGGCATCTCAGCACGTGGGAATGGATCTACAAAACAAGATCTTTGCCCAACTGATGCCTGATTTTCAACACTTGATAGAACTAAGGCAACAAGCACAACAACAGGCGCAACAACCTGATGCAGATGCACAGGCGCTTATTCAGACATCAATGGCCGAGACACAACGTAGAACTGAGCGTGATAAGCAAGAAATGGCGCTCAAGGGTCAGCAAATGCAAGCTACAACTCAGATTGCACAGGCCAAATTGGCAAATGAAAAACAAAATGTACAGAGTCAGAGGGAGTTGGACATAGCCATCAACTCTACTGACAATCTGACTAAAGAGCGAATAGCTTCGGCGCAACTGACAAGGGACGCCGCCAAGCTTCAGCAAGAGCAGTATGACACTGCAATTTCGCTTCAAAATGAAGCACAACGACACTTAGGAGGTGATCATGGCCAGTGAAAATGAGCAAAAGGGTATTGATGTGCCCCAACACAAGCGTATAGCGCAAGGCGAAAAGCTTGATGGGACAAGTTATACACCCAAGGGTGGATCTGAAGGCAAGAAAAGCCCATTAGAGCAAGCTAAAAAGAAGAAATGAGTAAGTTCATCGGAGATCTAATCAGCGAAATTAAGACAGAACAACTTGATATGGCAGTTTCATTGGCAAATGGTAACGCTATCAATTGGGAATCTTATCAACGTATGGTTGGGATGAACATGGGACTACAAAAAGTCTTGGATTTAATTGAACAAAAATTAGAAGAGGAAGAAAAATAATGAGTGATATTGACTTGGCATGGGCTTTTCCAGAGGTAGAACCTGGTGTAGAGCCTTTGGGAGCACGAGTATTGGTACAACTTAGAAGAACTAAGAAAAAAATGACTGCGTCTGGCATTATTTTGGCCGAGGAAACTCGAGAAACCGAAAAATGGGCAAACATGGTTGCAAAAGTATTGGCTATTGGCCCATTGGCCTACCGTAACCGTGACACGATGGCTTCTTGGCCTGAAGGTTCATGGGTAAAGGTGGGAGATTTTATTCGCGTTCCTAAATGGGGTGGGGATAGATGGGAGGTTCCAGTTCCTGGAGAAGACAAGAATGAGGATAAGGCGCTATTTATGGTGCTAAACGATCATGAAGTCATATCTAGGGTTAAAGGCGATCCGTTAGCAATGGCGGAATATGTGTAAAACGTGCAAGATTACCGTAAAGAGGGAAAAGCATGACTGAAGTAATAGAAAAACCAGAAGAAGAGATAAAAGTTAAAGAGGAAGTTGATGGTTCGGTGGTCTTTGACCTACCCGAAAGCATGGCACCCCAAGATGAGTCTATTGACGAAATCAAGGAGCCTAAACAAAAAGCATCCCACGACGATGATCACCCAGACGACACAGATGAAGTGCGTCAGGAAAAGATTAACCGCAGAAAAATGCGTCGCCAAAGGGCTAAACAAGACAACGCCGAGAAGGATGTCCAACTTCAGCAACTTAAGCGACAAAACGAAGAGTTAATGCAACGCCTATCTCAGGTTGAGCGTAAGACTCACGGCGCAGAAATAGCTCGGGTTGATAAGGCAATTGAAGACCAAGAACTTAGGCTTCAATACGCTCGTCTCAAGATAACAGAGGCAACAAGCTCCAGTGATGGGGAGGCAATGGCGAAGGCTCAAGATTTACTTTATGAGACACGCCAACAGTTGGATGCCCTGAAAAACTTGAAAAAGCAAGCCTCACAACAACCTGCACAAAAACAAAACATTCCAGACCCACGCTTACAGCGCAATGCCTCAGAGTGGATGGAGCGTAATAGTTGGTATCGACCAGACGCCCCAGACGAGGATAGCGAAATAGCTAAAGTCATTGATAAACGTCTTGTGGAAGAGGGTTGGGACCCAACTAGGCAAGAATATTGGGAAGAATTAGATAATCGCTTGCAAAGGCGTCTACCGCATAGATACAATACAGATACAGACGATGAACCTGTAGTTAGACAGCGACCAAGAAACGTGGTAGCAAGTAGCGGACGCGAATCATCTTCGGCAGGCGCAGGCCGAAATTCTTATACTCTTACTCCTGAACAGGTAAGAGCTATGAAGGATGCGGGATTCTGGGATGACCCAGTAAAACGCACAAAAATGATCAAGCGATACGCATCAGAAGCCCGTTTAACAAGGAGTAACTAATTATGGAATCACGTTTAAAAAAATCTTTAGATGCAGGCGGTAGACAGAATCGTGCTCAGCAAGATGAATCCCGTCAGGCACCAGAAGAAAAGTTCGTCTCAACGCAGGAACGTCGCAAGATGTGGAGTGATGAGTGGACACAAAGAGCATTGCCAGATGTCCCTAAGATCCCTGGTTGGCATTTGTGTTGGTTGTCTACAACTAATTCATATGACAGCATTGACAAAAGAATTCGTATTGGGTACGTACCAGTGAAAGCCGAAGAGGTACCAGGATATGAAAACAACAAAGTCAAAGCAGGTGAGTTTGTAGGCTATATAGCTTGTAATGAAATGTTGCTGTTTAAGCTACCAATGGATGTGTATCAAGATGCGATGACACATTTCCATCATGATGCTCCGCTAGAGGAGGCGAATAAAATTCGTCAACAGGCAGAGTCTTCAGTGGGAAGAGACAGTAACGGCAAGTCATTAGGCCGAATCGAAGGTGACGGTATTGGCAACATTGATGAACCGCTTTCCGCACCCGTATTTTCAGGGTAGGCAAGTTTAAAAAAGGAGTTTTCATGTCTAGTACATTGCAAGCTTTCGGTTTACGCCCTTCGTTCCATCCCTCCGGCTTGGATCGTGCTCAGGCGTTAGCAGGAGGCATCACTTCTGGTTATTCTTCAAATATTTTGAAGGGACAACCAGTACTTTACTCTTCTGGAGTAATCGTTCCCGTTACAACCACAGGCGCTTGGTCTGGGGCTTTTTCGGGTGTTTCATGGACTGATACCACAGGACGTTTCCGTGTAAGCAACTATTGGCCTGCCAATACAAGTTTTATCACTGGATCGTGCGTAGCTTATTTTTATAACGATCAAAACATCGTTTATGAAATTCAAGCTGACGGATCTATGGCTCAAACCACAGTCGGTCAAGGTTTTAACTTCACTAACTTAACTTCTGGCTCTACAACCACAGGATTGTCACAATGTACCCTTGGTGCATCGTCATATGTTGGTTCTAGCGCCGCGGGTCAAATGCGTGTTGTGGACCTCTCGCCCGCGCCAGGCAATGCTTGGGGCGATTCCTATACCATCGTACGTGTGGTTAACTCTGCTTCTCAGTTCTTCGGATCTGTGAATTCTTTATAAGGGGTAAATTATGGCCGCACCAATGCGAAGTACGGACTTTAGAAGTATCGTTGAGCCTATTCTTAACGAATGTTTTGATGGCGTATATGATCTTCGTGAAGACGAATGGTCACGTGTTTTCCGTGAACAAGAAGGTATTCCAAGGAATTACCATGAAGAGCCAGTCCTTTATGGATTTGGCGCCGCACCACAACTCCCTGATGGCACACCAGTGTCATACCAACAGGGTGGAGTGTTATTCCTAC